TACTGGAGCGTTTACAACTCTTAGTGCGTCCTCTACAGTATCTGGCACTGGCTTTTCTACGTATTTAGCTTCACCACCAGCCATAGGCGGCACTACAGCAGCTGCAGGTAAATTTACTACCTTAGAATACACAGGCACACTCACAGGCTCTACAGGCATACTGAACATAGGCTCAGGTCAGTTGTATAAAGATGCTTCAGGCAACGTGGGGATTGGTACGAGTAGTCCTACTGACAGCGCCAGTTACACAGGCAAGGTTTTAGATGTTGCTGGCCCAGCGTATTTTCGACAAAACGGCGATGCTACCAAGTATGTTTCCATTGGCACTTCGGGTGGCCTCACCTATCTTCAGGCGAATGGAACCGGGAACCAACTGTTAATCTATACCAACAACACAGAACGCATGAGAATCGACTCCTCAGGCAACGTGGGGATTGGGACGAGTAGTCCCGGTGCTTTTGACTCAACTGGCATGCCTTTGGTCGTTGGGTCAGGTATTGGAAATCAGGGTATTACTATATATGCAGGGGCAACAGGTTATTCATCTGTAAATTTTGCAGATGGAACAACTGGCTCAGCCAGATACGCAGGACAAGTATCGTATGACCATACCAATAACGCTTTACTCTTTGCCACAAATACTGGCACTGACCGCATGACCATCGGCTCATCAGGCATTGTTACTATGAACGCTTATGGCGCAGGGGCAGCAACATTTTCAGCAGCAGGGGTTATTAGTTCTGTTTCAGATGAAACTTGGAAAATAAAAGATGGGGTTCCTAATAATCCAGATGAGATGATTCAAAAATTAAAGCCGGGGTATTGGTTTTACAATGCAGAAAAATCACCAATTTTTGGAACAGACCGTCAATTAGGATTTTATGCTCAAAATGTTAATGAAGCTATTGGTATCGAAGCTGCTCCTGTACCCGAAGAAGGAAAACCTTGGGGTTATTACGACAGGTCAGTTTTAGCAGTTGCTGTTATGTCGTTACAAAAAGCATTGACAACAATAGAATCATTAACCGAAAGACTAACCGCATTAGAGAATAAATAATATGTCAATAACAAACACTTGGAACATCGTAGCCTTAAACTGCAAACCTGATGTCAACGGTATGCTTGATTATGTCGTAACCTCACACTGGACACTCACAGCTACAGATGAAACTTATACAGGCTCAGTTTACGGCACAGCATCATTTGAAGTTGATCCTGCTAAATCTAATTATGTACCTTATGCTGACTTAACTTTAGATAAAGTGATAGCTTGGACACAAGATGCTTTGGGAGAAGAACAAGTAGCATCATATGAAGCAAATGTAGCAAGTCAAATTGAAGCACAAATAAATCCATCTATTGTCACTCCACCTTTACCTTGGGTAGCCTAATGATTAACCTAGAATTATCAGTACAAGAAATAAACTTAATCCTACAAGCACTAGGTCAAGCACCATATGTACAAGTAGCAGAACTTGTAGAAAAAATTAAAGTACAAGCCGTACCTCAAGTAGAGGCTCTACCTAAAGAAGAAGCAGAGGAAGCCTAATGAAAGCTTGGCTACTTGCGTGGTTAAAAGAAAAAACTACTTGGGCTGGAATGTTAGCTTTAGCTAGTATTTTTGGAGTGCCTGATTTAGCGGAACCTCAGCAGACTGCGTTAGTTGCTTTAGCGGCGAGCCTTTTTGCTATGCCTGATAGAAACGGTAAATAGTGAAGACAAGCCACAACGGAAGAAAGTTAATACAAGAGTTTGAGGGGTTTAGAAATAAACCCTACTTGTGCAGTGCGGGTGTGCCCACTATCGGTTTTGGTTCAACTATGTATCTAGAAGGGGCAAGAGTTAGGTTAGCTGACCCTGAGATTACTAGGGCGGAAGCAGAGAATTTATTTGTTAAAACCCTTACTGCATATGAAGACACCGTAAATAAAACTACTAAAGGACTGAACCAAAACCAGTTCGATGCTTGTGTGTCCTTGTGTTACAATATAGGGCGAGAGGCTTTTACATCTTCCACTTTAGTAAAAATGATAAATGCAGGGACTGCACCAGATCTAATAGCTCCACAGTTTCTTCGTTGGAACAAAGTGAAAGGTAAACCCGATAAAGGGCTCACACGTAGAAGAGAAGCTGAGAAAACCCTTTTTTTAAGTAACACCGCATAGACACTATTTAGAGGATTGGTGGATGGCTTTACAATACCTTCAGTTTAGACCCGGAGTCTCTAGAGAATCTACCAACTTAGCAAATACAGGGGGGTTCTATGCGTGTCAATGGGCTAGGTTTAGAAGCGGGTCTCCTGAAAAAATAAATGGGTGGACGCTACCTAGCTCGGATATTTATATAGGTGAGTGCCGTAATCTTGTAGAGTGGGAGTCACTTAATAGTAACTATATAGTGGGTGTTGGCACTAATTTAAAATACTACCTTTATATAGGGGGGATGTACTTTGATATTACTCCTATCCGCTTATCAAGTAATCTTGCAGCTAACCCTTTTTATCCTATATATTCTACCCTTTCAGCGGGTATCTCAGCAACTGCAACTACTATATCTGTCACTAGTGGTACGTCTTTCGTCTACGCATTTCCTTATACAATTACTATAGACTCTGAAGATATTTACGTTACTTCTGCAGCGGGTGTTACTTTATCAGGTTGTATTCGTGGTTATAACGGAACAACAGCGGCAGTTCACAGTACCAGCGCAGTAGTATCAAGTCCTTATTTAATAGTAGCTAGTACTGCCAATGCAGCTTATGTAGGAGATTATGTTACCTTTACTGCGGCTACAGCATTTGGTCCTTACAGTGCAGCAGTGCTCAATGCAGAGTATATAGTAGCATCTCAATCCACAAACTATATAACTGTATATACGGGTATTCAATCAACATCAGCTACTAATGGCGGAGGAAGTGCCCCTGTTGTAGCAGAATACCAAATTCACGTAGGTCAGGCTATAGACACATTTGGTAATGGTTGGGGTATAGGGCCTTGGGGTACAGGGCGTGGGTGGGGAACACCCTATCCAGTTTCTACTAATACGCAGGACATGCGTATATGGAGTTCGGCTATTTTCGGTCAGAATCTTGTATACAATGTTCGTAATGAAGGTGTTTACTACTGGGATGCTTCAACTAATTTAACCCCTAGTGGTCAAGTAACCTCCCCCGGAGTAGATATAACAGCCCTCCCCGGAACTGATGGGCAAGCACCTAATGTAGCGGAAAGAGTACTTGTTACTGAAGAACGCCATATAGTAGTACTTGGTGCTAACGACCCCTATGCTGTAGATCCTACAGCGCAAGACCCTCTGCTTATTAGGTGGTGCAGTCAAGAAGACCCTTTAACATGGACCCCAGCGGTAACGAACACAGCAGGTAGTCAACGCTTAGTATATGGTAGTGCCTTAATAACTGCGGAAACAACACGCCAAGAAACTCTAATTTGGTCGGACACAGCTGTGTATTCTATGCGGTATTTAGGGCCTCCATATACTTTTGGTTTCAACACGATATCTAACGAAATATCCATAGCCTCTCCTAACTGTGTAGCAACAGCTAATAACATTACATACTGGATGGGTAACTCTAAATTCTATGTTTATTCAGGTAGGGTAGAGACACTACCATGTGCTCTACGGCAGTATGTATTTGATGATTTTAACTTTGTTCAATCGAACCAAGTGTATGCTGGCACTAACGAAAAGTACAATGAAGTATGGTGGTTCTACCCTTCTGCTGACTCTGACTATAACAATAAGTATGTTATTTATAACTACTTAGAAAAACTTTGGTATTACGGCGACATAGATAGAACTGCGTGGCTTGACTCTCATATACAGGGTACGCCTTGGGCTACGTATGACGGCATGTTGGTGCAACATGAGTCAGGTACTGATGATGGTTCTGTTAACCCTCCTGCGGCGATCCCTGCATATATAGAGAGTGCTGACTTTGACATTGGTGAGGGAGATAAGTTCTCTGCTGTTAAACGGGTCATACCTGACGTTGACTTTATTGGGTCTACTACGACTACACCTTCTGTAACTATGACGGTATCAACACGCAACTTTCCGGGTCAGGGCCTCTTTCTTAACGATACACCTACTAATATCTCCGGTTCTAAAGTGACTACTCAAGTTTATGATTACACCAACCAAGTGTTTGTTAGACTGCGAGGAAGGCAAGTTGCTTTTAGAATAGGTAGTGATGGGACTGGAATTAAGTGGCAGTTAGGTACTCCGCGTTTGGATATTCAGCCTGATGGAGTTAAATCGTAATGGCTAACAATAATAGAGTACCATCTCCGGTACTGCCTTTACCTCCGTTAGAATACGATGTTCAGTATATGAATAGTCTGGTAAGGCTTTTAAACTACTTCATAGAGCAGCAAGGTTATCCGGGAAGTATTAGAGGTACTGATCTTACACTTACTTTAACAGGATCAGGTACAGTACAGCCTGTAGCTTCTATAAACTATGTAGTAGACCCAACTAGCTCGCTAGTGAATAAAACGATTGTTAACATTGTAAATCTTCCAACCTCTGCTACTGGACTAAGTTCTGGCGATGTTTGGAATAGTGCTGGCACCCTTAAAATTGTATAGAGACTACCCATGGCATATAACACTACTGCAAAAGGCTTATCAGCTCTAGGACGTAACGGAGACAACACCCTCTTACATGTTAGCAAAGACGAACTAGCTGGGCTTCAATCACTAATAGGCCACAAACTGCCAAC